TTAAACCACCAAGACACTTAGGTAGTATGTGATGCTTTTCAGTATAGCAGGTTAGTGTTCTGTTCTTGGCTTTTGTTATTATGTTATCGTGCCAAATTTTGTATTTGTTATTGATAAACATATTACCCAAAATTTGCTAGGTTTCGTGTGTTCAAAGAGTAATATCCACTTGGTACTGCGTATGAAAAATTACCATATCCAGCACCATCAGTATTGCTACCACCTGAATAATATGGAGAACCAAAATTAATACCAACTGATTGTGATGAACCACCAGACTGTACAAGAGAAGCAGTTATATAATCTCCTACGTTAAATACACTTGTTAAAGATATAGCACCTTGTGAAGTTCCATTTTTATAATATGTAACTGATCTATTATCTACATCAACAGCAACTCCTACTATATCGTTAGTAGTTAATGTAGCACCATAAGATGATGATGTTCCATTAATATTTTTTTGACCATCTGCCATATAATATATAGAACCAGTTCCACCTAAATCAGTATTAGTACCAATCATTTGAAATATTCCAGCTATTCTTGCTGTTCCACTAGCTGATATTACTTTACATTCCCAATACCATTTTCCAGTATTGACAGCTATTGTTCCAGTACTTCCACCAGACGTACCAGTAGCTAATTGTAAATTACCTTCAGTAAAAGTTTGATTTCCATAAGCATATAATGGATTCCAAGTAGCAAAGTTATTTGTTGGTGTGTCTGTGCTTTGATCTACTGAAGTTAGATTGTTTACTGTGAATGTGTTTCCGTTTCCTGAAGAATCTGTACCAAGAGATGCTGAGTTTTTGAATTGCAGGTAGAAGCCATTAGTTCCATAAGTACCAGTATATGCTTTTGGAATCCATATTCCTGTGTCTGTATCTGTTTCGCCGAATGATGTAGGTGTTAGTTGTTGACCATCTATGAAATAAACTTCTGATTGATAGCCATCAAAATAAAGTGAACCAGTTGTTCTTCTTCCAATATTATGTGCTATTGCACTATTAATTAATGTGTCTGCATTTTGAGTTGAATTATAAGTTCCGTCTGTTGATGCTTCACTTCCATTAACATATATTCTTACTCTTTGTGATGCTGTTGCTTGTGTCATGTCAGTTGCTACAACTATATGATACCAAGCTGATAAATCTCTATAAACTGCATTAGTTCTAAAATAATACCCAGTTGCTGTACTTAATTGTAAAGAATCAACTAGACCAGAAGAACCACCATCAGAAATATATCTTATTTCTTCATTTGCTACTGCAAATAATACTTGAGTAGATACTGTTTTGCTTTTTTTTATCCATGCACTCCAAGTCCATTTTTTATTATTAGTTGGTGTGCTAAAAGTTCTATTCAAATAATCTGTACTACCTGAATTAAATCTTAATGAGTTTTTAACTGTATATCCACTTACAGAATTAGCACCTAATACAAGAAATGCCATTTAGATACCTCTTGGGAACTCTATTAACTGTCTAGTATAGATTGGAGATTGCTCTGTGCCAGTATTTACATATTCAAACAGTGCCTTCAGTTGTTCTACAGTAGTACAAGCATTAATTTGTGTCTCTTGTTGATTGCTTACTATTCTTACTTCATTTCTAAAGTCTTGAATGTTTTGTGGTATCTCAGTTCCAGTATCTGCTTTTCTAGTTACATACCAGTCAGTTGATTGTAATAGTCCAGCAGTTTGCTGTTTAGATATAGAAATCTTTTGTGATTTTAAACCTTTAATAACTACTTGTTTTCCATCTTGAATTAATGGTTCTCCATTTTCATTAGTAGCATTAATATCTTCTAATTGTTTGGCAGTTGCTTTTCCCCATTTTCTAATTGCTTTACCTTTTTTAAATTCAAATATCTCATTAGTATTGTTGTAGTAAGATTCATCTTTTAAATTACTAGAATCTGTTTCAATTTCATAAATTCCGATTGCTTCTTTTTCTTCTTGCGACCAAAGAGTAAATATTTGAGAAGAATATTTATTACCATTATGTTCAAATGGTTCAGGATTTGAGAATACTTTTACTATTTCTTTATCAATTATAAGTGCGTACATTATGATATACTAAGGTTAAGGTTTCTACCAGTTTCGTGCCATACTGTTCCATTATATCTAAATACAAATACATCTGCTTTATTAATAGTTGTAGTTAGTGTTGGTGCAGTATCGCCAGTAAATTCATAAGCACTATTCCAAGTTAATGTTCTTGAACCAGTACCATCTTGGATTACAGCAATAGAAATAAATTGTCCAGTAACTCCGTTTGTAGGTGCTGATAATGTTCTGTTTCCACCTAATGTTAGTTTAGCAACTTGTTGAGTAGATGCGTTCCAAGTTACTGTTGCACCATCAGTTAATGTTGCTTCAGCAAAATATCCACCTTTACCAAATAATATATTTGAATCAGATAATGTTAATACAGTTCCAGTTGCAGAAGTAGATATTCCAGTTACTCCACCAGAAGCAAAAGATAATACACCAGAACCATTAGTAGATAAGAATTGACCAGAAGTTCCATCAGTAGAAGGAAGTGTATAAGTTAAATCAGCAGACAAAGAAGCAGGTGCTTTCAAACCAACATAATTAGTTCCGTTTGCAGTAGTCTCTCTAAAACGAACTTCTTTTTGATTATCTATAATTAAATTTACTGTTGATGTAGTTACTGTATCTGAAAGAGTTAAAACTGTACCAGTTGCAGAAGTTGAAAGACCAGTTATTGTAATTGAAGAATCTAACCAATCAACTGTGTTAGCTGTATAGTTAATTGTTGCAAGAGATATTGAATCAGCACCATCATAAAATTTTAAAGTAGGATTTGTTGCATTAGTTGTATCTAACCAAATTTGTCCAGCTACAGCACCAGTTGGTAATGATGTTCCTGAATTAGTTGTTTGAATTGCTGATAGTGCGTTATTAAGATCACTTCTAAATGAAGGGAATGATTGATTTGCTATATTATAATCGTGTTGTGCCATTTTCTATCTAATATCCTTTAGCTAAATAGTCAAAAGTCTTAGTAACTCCTGAACCACTACTGTTTTTAAATGCTACATTGAAACCATTAACAGTTTTACTTGAAATTGTAAAGTAATCTCCAGTGTTCAATCCTTGTGCTGTTATTCCTACTGCATAACTTGAAGAATAAAAAGGTAAAGAGAATGTAACTGCATAAGTTCCAGTACCAGAAACAATATCATTTCCACTAAATATTCTGTCTGGCATATCAACAGAAACTGATAGTGCTTTAATAACTGGTGTAGAAGCTAGATCATCTGAAGTTAAAACAAGTTTGAATTTTAAATATCTTCCTGAATAGTCTCCAATAACAAAGTTTCTAAATGCTGTATAAGTTGTGCCATCAGTTGAAGTTGCTATTTGTAAAAATGCAGTACAATTAGCTGGTGTATCTCCGTCAAAGTTAGAAGGTGCGTCATCAAATAATACTGTTTCACTATCAAATAAATTATCTATGTTGTCAGAACCTTGAGTAATATTTGCAGTTACTCTTGATGTATATGTTGCACCTAAATCTATTGGTGATGTGAATAAATAACTTCCAGTTGGATATAAGTCATAAGTTGTAACTCCTTCTTCAAAAAATGTTGCTGTTGCAGAATCAAATAATCCTATTGCTGAGTCAAATAATTCTGATGAGTCTAATCTTAAATATCCATTCTCATCTACATATACATTAGTTTTAGTTCCTGAAAATGTAGGTGATTGTGTTGATGTTGCTATTGCATTGTAATTTCCAACTGTTGTAACTGTAGTTGCAATAATAGATTCATTAATTGAATAGTTTCCATTTTTATCTACAGCTTTAATCAAGTAGCTTCCTATCCTTGCTGGAACTGTGCATGACGTGGCAGGTCTTGCAACCTTTTCAACTAAAGAAACTGAATTAGCCCATTCAGCACCAGTTGTTAATGTTGAAAAACGAATTGTGTAATATGCTAAATCTAAATCTCCAATTTGAGTCCAAGATAAATGTGCGTCTCCACCAATTATATTACAAGCAAAGTTAGTAACATCTTCTGGTGGCAAAGTTCCACCAACAATAATTCTTGATGCAGAAGTATATGTAGAACCAACTCCTAAAGTATTAAATGCTTTTACTCTTACATTATATGTATCTCCATCTATTACGTTTAATATTCTTTGACTTAATCCTTTTCCTTGTCCAGCAATAATGTAATCAGTATCTGTGCTTAATTTGTATTCAACTTGGTAGTAATCTACAAAACTATCAGGAGAAGCACCTATTGTTACATCTAATGCAGTAATAACAACTCCATCTGAATACTGAATAAGCTGGTCATCTAAAGTAACTGAAGCTGGTGCAGATACTGAGAATGGATTTGGTAATACAGTATCAGCTATTGTTCCTACTTGTGATTTTGATTCCCAAGTATAAAAGTTATCTTGATGTTCTTCTAAGCCAAGATTAACTGTGCTGTCAGCATTAATAGATAATGACATAACTCTAAATGGTTTTTCACTAAACCCTGCTGTATCATAAGTTGCTGTAACTATATCTCCAATAGCTAAATTTAATCCTTCTGAAGTAATAGTTACTTCTGCTTTTAAACAATTTCTTGATCTCTTTAATATGTTCTCGCAAATTTCTTCAGCTTGATAAGGTGATGTAACATGAATCATATCAAAACTTCTCTCAAGTAAAGTATCATTATCAGCAGATAACATTGTTGCAAAACGATCTTCTACTGCTAATGCAGAATCATCAAATGGTGGATAAGAAACTGTATCTGATTGATAATCTTTAGAAGGGTTTGTAAATGTTCCTACAACTCTATTATATTTCTCAGATTTGTTTTCTCCTTGTAATTTAACTTCGCTTACAACATTATCTTTAGTTAATAATAATTGTGATGAACCAGTACCTTCAATAATAACTTTGTATTTACCTTGAGTGTAATTAAAGATTGCTCTCATAGGTACTAGTAATTCTCTTACGTTATCAATTACTTTTTTCTCACTATCCAATACTGCGTGAGTTTCAAATAGATTAATTGAAGCACCGCTTGTGTATGGAGTTACTTGAGTTTCGCAGGTATTTGCAGAAGTTTTAAATGAATCGTAATTAGTTTCAAATGCTGAGTTTGGTAAACCTTTTCCGTATCTAGCATTTCTTAAATAGTCTAAAAGAATTAAAGATGAGTTTTTAGAATAAGCCCAAGTAGAAGAAGTATCTTCTCTTTGT